GGCCCGGGTGAAGTCAGCCCGGGTGGTGGCGTCTTCCTTCAACCAGATGAACTCGGTACGGAGCGCGTGGATGTCGGGATGATGGGCGAAAACGGTGGCCGCTGTCAAGGCCAACTGGATACCGTCCTCAAGGATCTTTCCAGTCTTCCAATCCAGCACCAGCGCCACAGGGCCGCCGATCTTGATCACGTCGGCCACGGCCCGGAACCAAACATCGTTGTCAAACCAGCCGGTTTTGCCGAAGTCCGCGTTGATCGCCAGTTGCTGCTCCACCAGAACGCTGCCCTTGGTGGCACCGTCTACGACCTTGTTGACCCACGGCTGCAGGTGGTTGAAGTGGTCAGGCAGCTTGGCTTTCCCAGACAAGGCGTCAGCGATGACCTTGTGCAGCGTGTTGCCATAGGTCAGTTGTTCGCTGTCTTCTTCCTGCACGTCTTTGGCGAGGTCCACATGCCAGTGGCGCTTGGGGCAGCTTTCAAAGTTTTTCAGCTTGCTGTAGGACCAAGCCCATGCCTTGGGCTTACCTGAGCGGGTAGTGGTCAGCTTCATTTGGATATCGCTTTCAGTTGATTGATTAGCGCGTCAGACGGGAACATTGCGACCGGATCTTCCAAGGTGACCGGTGTACCACGGACAACCAAAAATACAACCACGTTGTCCCCGCATAGGGCGGTCGCCAAAAAACCAAGGCCGATCTCATATGGCGCGTTGACCCGCAGGCGGCCCATGAGCAACTCCCAGCGAAAGCCCGGGTGCTGGTCCTTTGACGCAAAAACAGCGCCCTGTTGCATGGTGCCATCAGGGTTGTATTGGTTGTCTACCCAATCGGGCCGACCGTGGTCTACGCCCACAAAAGACGAGTGGCTAGAGATTGCTGAAACGGCATTTTTTGGTGCAGCAATGTTTGCGTTTACAGCCCCTGAAAGTCCGTTCGGCAGCGCGAGTTTTGATGACATAATCCCTAACCCCCTAAGGTAATCTTCAAGCGCCATGGGATGGCTCCGCTGCCTTGTCGGAAACAACCTTCTTCATCTCTGCCGGTATGAAGTACCCCAGCCCACGGACGTTCTCGATCTCAACGCCAGTGCCAGCCAGCCTGCGCCGCAGCCGGTGAACAGCCACAGCACCGTCGTTGGTGATATCCTCATCTGTTTCGATCATCTCAACCGTGACGGCCTCGTGTTTCAGCAACAGCAGCATGATCTTCGCCAAGACGGGCGAAAGCTTGTATTGCATTTGCAGGTGACGTTGGTCGACCATAGCTTACCCCTCTAGGTAATTTTGTAATAGTATAGCAATCATGTTTGGAGGTGTCAACCCCTATTTTTCCGGCCGGTTTCAAGCCTTTTAGGTGGCTTCGGGTACACCGGGCGTTTTTCCTTAAGCATATCGTCTAATGCTTCACGTCGTTTGTCTAACTCGTCCCTCTGCCGGTAATGCTCAGATATCCAATTTGTCCCAAGTATCAGTGCTTCCACGGATACCAGTTCTTCGCGTTTCACTCCGCAAACCGCCAGCGTCGGCAGCAAGCCCCCAACCACGAACACCACGTCACTCCCTGCGGCAATATCGTCAAGGTTCTTTTCCAGCTTCTGGGTTACCATCTGCCTTGCAGTGCGCCGGGTGTGGTCCCATACGGGATTTTGTTTGAACAGCGCTTGGAGCGCCTCCAAAAAGGCGATGGCTTTGTCCAGTATATCAGCCATAGGTCTGGCCCACATCCGCCTCGGCGTCCAGCGGGATGTTCGGCCCCCATGACGGCCTGCGCCGCATCTCCTCCATCAAGATGCCCTCGGTCACCGCGACGAACTTGTCTGGCGTCACATAGACCAGAGCGTCATGAACCTGCAGGTTCATGTAGATGCCAGCCTTGTCGAGGCGCTTCCTGATCCGAACGGCCGCATCCATGGTGCAGATACGGGACAGGGCTTGGATGATGTTCTCCAGCAGCTTGCCGCCGTAGATCGTCTTCCACATACCCCCATAGGTAAACCGCCACTGATCGTTCCGGTATTGCAAGTCCTTGTAATAGAGGAACAGCCCGTTGGGCAGCCGGATCTTCTCGAACTGGAACCGGATGACTTCGATCCCGTCGACATAGAACGGCTCGTCCAGATCGCGGTCCGTCATGCGGGACAGCATGTTCTCCAAGAACTTCCACATGGCGGGGATCTTCGCATAGACCCGACGGTAGGTATTGACGACCCTCGTGGCTTCCTCGTCGCTCAACTCCAGCAATTCCCCCAACTGGGACCGGGATGCCACGGCGATAGACCCTTGGAACTTCAACCATCCCATGTTGTACCCGAGGCCCAAGACGGCGGTCTTGCCGATGAAGCGCTCCTTCGGGTGCGTTTTCTTACCCACGGGGTAACCGAACACGGTGCTGGCGAACGTGGAGTAGACGTCCTCCTTGTTGGCGAACTGCTCGACCATGTTGCTGGCCCCGCTGAACCAACAGACAAGCCTCGCCTCGATCTGGCTGGCATCGGCCTGAACGACTTTCTCGCCAACTATGGCACGAATGGCCTTCTTGAGTTTGTTCTCCCCACGACTGGGGAGGTTCTGCATGTTCATCTTCCAGTCGCCAGACAGACGGTGGGTGTGCGCCCCGGAAAACTTGAGCGGCATTGGCAGCAGGCGGGCCTGCCCCTTACCCGGCCAAGTAAGGTGCTCGATAGCCATCAGCCTTTGAGTGCGCGTCTCCTCGATTGTCGACTTGATCCCCAGCCGGGCGGCGACCAGTGCCTGCACCATCGGGTTCTCGTGCTCCTCCAGATCAAGGAACTCCTGATCGGTCTTGGCAAACGCTAGTGTTTCCTTGCCGGTCGTCAGCGAAATCTTCGTTGGCGGCTCGACGCCAAGGTTCCGCAGTGCCTCCGCAAACCGGTCGTTGGACATAAGGACGTCGCGGTCTTGGAACCCCGTCTGCGCCAGCAGGACCAGCTTGTCGGTCTGGACCTTTTGCAGATGCTCGGCCAGCAGAGCGCTGTCAAGGACGAACCGGGGCTGCACACACGCCCGCAGCACCGTGTCCATCACCATCAACTCGCTGGCGGGGAAGCCCTGCTTCATCAGCGTGATGAAGATCCCCCAGCTAAGATCCGCGTCCCCGCAGGAATAGTCCGCGTAAGCCTCGTACAACCCAGCCGCCTTGATGGCCGCCACCCGCATCCCCTTGACCTGATGCACTGTGCCACCCTTGACCCCAAGGCCCAGCAGCTTTGCCACGTTGTCAAGGGATAGGCTGCGGGTCTGTGCCTGCAGCCATGCCCGGGACATTCCAAGGGTGTCAATCATCAGCGTCGGCAACCAGTCCATCCGCCACGCGCAAATACCCATGTCGAACGGGGCGTTGTGGCTGATAGCTGCTACCTTCTGGGGTAATCCCCGTAGGTAGCGGCCTAGTTCTCGCTCCTCCAACCAGAACGACTTGTCGTCGCCCTCCTTGACCGCGCACCCGATAATCTCGAAACGCGGGTCAAGGATGTATTCGACCGGGGTCATCTTCCTGAGTGAATACTCGGTGTCGTAATACGTCTCAAAATCAAGGGTGATTTGCTGCATCGCTGGCCGCCTCTTGGGTAATCTCGCCGGTGTCAGTGTCGATATGCGGCGCGGTGTCGTCGCCCACAAATTTGCATTCCTTGATCCGGGCAATGGGGATGCACCAGACCTCTCCGGTCAGGTCGTTCCGCATCACCAGCAACCCGGTATGCGCCGCCTCACGCATCAGATACTGCGCGATCTTGGGTGACGCCGTGATGTGGTATGTGCCCACCTGACCGTCATTGAAGTCGACGGTCACGATGCTGTTGGTCCGGTCCTTGCTCATGGCTTACCCCTAAAGCTAAACACGAGGCTGTTCATCCATTCAGGTGGCAGGGGGTCGCAACCGTTTTCCTCGGGGGCGCAGTAAACCACCTTTGGCCATGTCACCATGATGTAGACCTTTCCCAGCAAGTTAAGCGCCGGGATGGCGGACCCCATGAGTGAAGCGGCGAACACGCCAGCGCCGATGTATAGCGCGAAAGCGTGTGTGAAGGTATAAGCAAGTGCCTGTCTCTGCGTCATCCGACCACCCCCAGCAACTGGCCAAGGTTACCTGACAGGTATTGCCCCTTGGTCAGGTCGAACAACTCGACCCCGGGCTGTCCGATGTTCATGACGGCCGCGAACGCTGCTGCGTTGTTGAACAGGGCCAGTCCCTGTCCATTGGCGTCCGTGATCAGGATCGACCCGTCGGCCAACGTCGTCTTGTTCAAGCGTTTCATCCGATCCTCCGTGCGATGACTTCCCAATCGCCAATGATGCCGGTCCCGTTCTTGGCAGCAGTGAACGTCGCCTTGACCTCGCCGCCTTCCCCCAAGACTTGCTCGGCGGTGCAGGCGACCATCAACAGCCCCTGTGCCAACGGCCCCATGTTGGTGCCATCGGTGGTTACCTTGCCGGGTATACCGGCCATCGTGGTCCCGAAGTCCTCGCTGTAGTAGACGCTATCTGGCGTGAAGTTGGCCAGCCGCGACAGGACCGGGCGCAGTTCCTCCGGGGGCAGCCCCGCTAGGTAGTCCTCAGCCTCATCTCTCGTCATCTCACTCTCCCATAGTACCCGCGCTTTATGCGCTGCTGCACAGTGTCATAGGGCAGCCCGAGGGCAGCCGAAAACTCTTTGATCGTGGCGTATGTCTTACCCTCGTGGGTAATCGCCACCAGCCGGTTCTTCTTGGTGCCGACCATATCCAACCGGCCCCGCTCAAGGGCGCTCTGGATACCCGCCACGGTAACCCCATGCGCCCGCGCCGCAGCCGACATAGAAGGGAACCATGCGCCCCTGATGGTGACCGGGACCGGCTCGAAGTTCTCCATGTCCCACGGCTTTCGCATCAGATCGCCTCCAGCCCCGCGATGGCGTTCTCGCAGTCGCCAATCCACTGATCTTCCTCGCCGTCATAGTTGTTGACCGCAAGGCGCTCTTTGGCTGCATGCAATGTTGCGATGGCTTCCTTGATCGCCACCCCTGCGGGTGTCAGCGGTGGGGGAGGCGGTGGCTCCACGGGGGCAGGCTCCGGTTCCGCATCGCCGCTACCCGGTGGGGTAACCGGCCATTCCTCGGCGCAGCGCTGCAAAGACCAGTCCCACTGGTCTTTCGTCAGGGTGACCGGTGGTCGCAGCAGCTTTGCTTGCTTCCCCGGTGGTATGACCGACTTGACTGGCATCCAGCGACCCATGGGGGTTCTGGACCAGTAGAAGATGGGTTCGTCAGGCATCAGTTCCCTCTCATGTTGTGGAGCGCCGTTAGGACACCCAGATCAAATCCCAAGGTGAATATCGCCACGGCGATAAGGATCACCACCAGCATTGGCGCGTTCCGCTCCAGCCACGGCATCGTTACCTCCTCAGGTTAGATAAACGTGGCGTGGGATCGACCAGCCCAGATCACCGGGCTGTAACGATGGGGCCGCTGCGCGAACGAAGTCATATAGGAGTGCGCTTCGGTCGGCCTGACGCGGACGCTCGTGTTCTCGTTGGCCATCATGGCCAGCAGAACCCGGTCAGAGGCGTTCCTCATGGCCTTGCGGGCTTCCTGTGGTACAGCGGGCAACTCGCCAAACTTGGACGCCTGCATCTTGGCCAACATCCTCTCGTGCTTCGCCTTCAGCTTGGCATCGGTTTCCTGTTCCGTGATGCGGGAAAATACCCCAGTGAGGCACGGCACAAACAGGGCCATGCTGCGGGCGTCCTTGCATTCATAGTTCAGCACCCGGATGGCGTCGACGGTGTCCCCAAAGGCGTCACCCATTTCAGCGCGGCTGCGGATGTAGCCATGGAAGCGTTCGATGATGTGATCCGGTGCATCAGGACGCGGGCCTGCATGTCGGCTTCCATGTCGTCCACCGTGATCTTGGTCATGCATTGGGATGCCAGAGGGAAGCCACCGATCAGGTCGCCAACGTCTTTGATCTGGCGGTAGTGGTTGTGGTCAACAAAGGTGCCGATGAACTCGGTCGACGTCAGAACCGGCGTGATGGCCGATGAGGCAGCAGAAAGGATCTTCTGCAGCTTGCTCGTGATCAGGTTGATCTGCGGGTCAGTCAGAACAGGCATTGGTCAGGCTCCTGTGGTGGGTTACCCCGGCAGGTTATTCTGCCGAGGGGTTACGATAGCTGTCAATGGGGTCATTGTCTGCCATCGCTTTGGCGGTCAGGTGTTCGAGGTAGATGTAGGCAGCGGCAGCGTAAACGATAGCCCCCAACATTTCTTTGCGAGCGGCAGCGTGTTGCCCGCGCACCGCCATGCCGACAGCCTCTCCTGCTTTCTTGCAGACTTGGTAAACCAGCCCGCCCAGCCCTTCGGTCCCACCGATGGCTTTGGGGATCAAGATGATGGGTTGACCAAGGAACGGTCGGCCGCCAGCATGGCGCTCCTTACCCTTGCCACCGGCTGACTGCTCAAAAGCCAGCATCAGGACACGGTGAAGCGGGGCGTAGTCTTCGGGGATGGTTACCTGCGAGGTAACGTCGTCGATCTCAGGCATCACGATCTCCATGTTCAGGTGATGTGATACTGTAATCATTTAGTAATCATATGTCAAGAGGTATTTTTCGGGGGTCACATATCGAGGTTGGACAGGTGACTGGGCACTGGGCCAGCGCCCTCTTTCAAAACCCATTGGCGGTCGGGGTTTGTCACGATCAGTGTTACTAGCACGTCCCATGTTGTCATATCGAACCCCGATGCTTTCAGCATTCTTTTAACTGTCACCAATTCCCCCGTGCTGGCCGCTTTGATAAGACTTTCTCGGTGGTCATGCAGGAGCGGCGTCTGGTGCATTTCCAAGCAAGCGCTTACCAGTGCTATGTTCTCGTCACGCTGAGTGAACGGCCACTTGCCCGTTGTCGGTTGGTCAGCCACGGATCGTTATCTCTCCTTGTTCGTTTACCTCTGTGTTTGGGTAAATCAACGTCCGTATAGCCCGCAACTCCATGATAGGGACATACAGGTAACCCCGGACCTCGGGTGATCCCATAGCGCCGCACTTGGCGTGTTGGATTGCCGTTTCGCGGCTTTGCATTGCGGCCCGCTTTGATCTGGCAAATAGTGCAATGTCATCGGGTATTGGGTATTGGTCAAACAGCGCTTGCAACGCTTCCCCGTGCGCTTTCGCTCGTGTCACCGGGTCAGGCATCGTTACCTCCAGAGGTAAAGATCAGCACCTGCACCGCGTAAAGCTGGTCCATGTCAACCTCGTTGTCCTCCATGTCACCCATGGCAGTTATCTGGTTCTGGCGAAGGGACGACATACACATGTGCAAGATAGGTGCAGCCCCAGCCAGAATACCCTGTTGAAATAGCAGAAGCCTCACCGCGTTCTGGTAAGCGGCCTTCTTGTCGGCATCGGCTCGGGAGATAACGGTCACCATCCTCTGCCTGTGGATCAGGCTATACACCATCGAATATCAAAGCGATCACGGCTTCGACCTCCATCATGTCGATCCCGTCACCGACCATCCAGCGATAGGCCCGGAACTGTTCCGCATCGCGGGCACTTTCACAGCAGTTGCGAACTGTCTTGTTCCAGACCAAACCCTTTGCGCGATACAGCCCAACAACGGCGTCGGCATAGGCCACCCTCTGCCGGTACGTCCCCATAGTCACCTGCGCCAGCAAAAGGGGCCACGGCGGCGGGATTTGGACCGGCAGGGGTTCACGTCCGTGCGGTGTTGGCATCCACAGCTTGTGCGTCGGGATACTGTGCATCTTACCCCCTCAGGTAGTTTTTTCGGGGATCTGGAACGCGGAGTGGACCGGGCAATACAGCCGGATCACGAAGCGGCTGTTCGCTCCACCGTTGATCGGAATGCCTTCACCGTTGCGGTTGGTGGTGGGGTCGCAGGTGCAGCCCAGCTTGGTCGCCAACGGGCTGCCCGGGTTCTCAATGGCGGTTTCCACGATGTGGATGACAGCTTTAGTCATGGTTTAGCCCCTAGCAGGTGGTCACGGATTTCCGTCAGAC